AATATTTCGAATATGAGGAATTAATTGATTGGGGTTTCCACGCTTCCGAGATCTTCGAGCCGGACGATCAAGAATTAGATTATTCTATTTTAGATAATGTAGAGATCGATCAAGTCTTAGAACAAAAAAAATCGAGTTCGAAAAAAGCTATTCAGATAGAGTTTGATCCTGACACATATGATGAGGCTTATGAGAGAATATCAAAGCTTCGTAATAAAGGCGTAAACGTAGGGGCTTTAGTTTTGGATAAATTAAGATGTGAGAAATGCGATTAAAAATATTAGAGCATGACGATCTTAAATTTTATGTTAGAGAGGGTACGAGTGATGAAAAAGCTTTTAGAGAAGTCATAGAAAAAAACTCATATCAAAGAAAATACTTTCAAATCGAATCCGGTGAAGAGTGGATTGATTTAGGTGGCAATGTAGGGGCCTTCGCTTTAATGGTTTTAAAGAATAACGCTAAAGTAAAAATATATGAGCCCGATCCTTTTTCTTGTAGAATGATTGAAAAAAATTTAAAGCTCAATAATTTTGATGCTGATATAATTCAAAAAGCAGTAGTATCTTCTGATCAAAAAAAGATGCGGATGTATGTCGGTAATAATAAACAAGTTTGGAGAAACTCTCTATATAAAGATTGGGGCAATGAGGTTTTCAATGTAGATACGATTCACTTCACCGAAGTTTTAAATTCAAAAAATATTTGTTGTAAAATGGATATTGAAGGTGCTGAAATGTCAATCTTAGAAGGCTTACAAATCTTTCCAAAAAAATTAGTTTTCGAATGGAGTTTTGATGTAGATGAAAGTATAAACAGATATCGCAAAATAGTAAACAAAATGAAGAAGCATTACAAAAATGTGAAGGCTCCAAGCTTTTCGCATGATTACGTAATGTGGCAAAAATCATGGTTTCCTCCTTGTGCTAACGTATATAATTATTAAAATGAAAATATTAAAATTAAAAGAAAAAGAACATACAATTAAAGTCGGTAACAAATGTAAATACATAGATCCAACTATTACTGAAAATTGTTTATTAGAAAACAATGGAGAGATCATAGGATTTTATATTAAAGATGTAAAAGAATATAGCCAAAAATTAATATCATATTTAGATATAGCTAACAAAGAATTTAGATCTAACAGGGTGCCAAAATCTAATATGGGAAGATCAACCGGCTTGATGGGAAAAGGCGAAGTTATTTTACAATACTCAACTATTTTAGGATCAGTCGCTCCACGTCCACATATGAAAAGGCCTTACCCAAATATTTCAAGCGTGCACAGACATAAAGCCGCACAAACTTTTATTAAAGCAATGTGGTTAGCTTGCATTGAAGGAGAAAAAATAATTAAAGAATTGACTCCTAAAATTTACGAAAGACAAAAAGAAATTTTTAGAGGCATAAAAAAACAATGGAAGTTTGGTAACCTTTTCACAAGTAGTATATCTAACTTTAATATTTCAGCTCCTTTTCATCGAGATACAGGAAACATAAAAGGCACTGTTAATATTATCTTGACTAAAAGGAATAATTCAAAAGGAGGATCGTTACACGTTCCTGATTATGATGCTACATTTGAGCAGGCTGATAACTCTATGTTAGTTTATCCGGCATGGAGAAACGTACACGGAGTTACTCCAATCATTGAAACAAGGAAGGGAGGCTACAGGAATAGTTTAATATTTTATCCCCTAAAGACTTTTTTAGATCATTAAAAAAAAACCGATAACATAATATTACCGGTTTTCTTTACTTATCAAAAAAAACAAATTTTTAATTTGCCAAAACAAATATAAAAAAAATGTCAAAAGGTCGAAAGAAATTACCCACCGCATTAAAAAAAATGCAAGGAACATTAGAAAAATCAAGAGTAATTGATAATGAAATGCAAGTTGATTTATGCTCTGAAGTTCCTTCTCCTCCGTCTTGGCTCAGTAAAATCGGTAAACAGGAATGGAAAAAAATCACTTTACAATTACACAATCTTAATATGCTTCATAAAATAGATCTAAGATTAATTGAAGCTTATTGTAATGAGATTAGTTTATATATAGAGACTGAGCAACTCTTAAGAAATAAAGGTAGAATACAAGCTTTTAAAAACCCTGATGGAACTTTGAAGCACACTCAAGCGGTGCCTTATCAAAAAATATCTAAAGACGCTTTAAACTCTGCATTAAAATTAGCAGCACAATTTGGTATAACTCCGGTTGCTAGAGCTTCAATATCAGCTCCGAACGTAACTAATAACACACAAATAAATAATTATTTTGAGTAAATATTATTTTGATAAAAAAGCGAGTGATAAAGCTATTGGCTTTATTGAAACTTTTATTACTCATACAAAAGGTGAGAAGGCCGGTGAATCTTTGATCTTGGAGGATTGGCAAAAGAAAATAATTAGTAATCTTTTTGGTATGAAAATCAAAGAGAATGGATTACGAAAATATCGTACTTGTTATATCCAAGTGCCTCGAAAGAATGGTAAAACAACATTATGTGCGGCTATAGGTTTGTATATGTTATTCGCAGATCGTGAAAGAGGAGGAGAGATCTACGCTTCAGCCGGTGATAGAAATCAAGCTAATATAATATTCGATATCGCTAAGCAAATGATTTTGAATAATCCCGAGTTATCAAAAAGGGGTAAGGTATTTCGTAATTCAATAATCAATGAATCAAAGGGCAATTTCTTTAAAGCTATTAGCTCTGATAGTTCTACTAAACACGGCTTCAATGCAAGTTGTATATTGATGGATGAAATGCACGTACAGAAAAACAGAGACTTATGGGATACGCTTTTAACCTCGACAGGGGCCCGAAGAGAGCCGCTTTGCATAGCAATTACTACGGCCGGTTATGATAAGCAATCTATTTGTTATGAACTTTATGATTATGCTTGTAAAGTAAGAGACGGATTTATTGAAGATGAAAGCTTTTATCCTGTAATTTATGAGGCTAAAGATAATGATAATATAGATTGTGAGAAGGTATGGAAAAAATGCAATCCCAATTATGGAGTCAGTTTAAGAAAAGAATATATGATTAGGGAATCGCAAAGAGCTAAAGACGTACCCTCGTATCTAAATACTTTTAAAAGACTAATGTTAAATTTATGGACGGATTCTCTATCTGTATTCATACCAAATGAAGATTGGATGAAATGTAATAACAATATTAATCTTGAAGAACTAAACGGCCTTGAATGTTGGGGCGGATTAGACTTAGCCTCTACAAGAGATATATCAGCTTTAGTATTGATTTTTAAATTAAAAGAAAAGTTTTTTATTCTTCCGCATTTGTTTGTGCCAAGAGAAAATGCAAAAAAAAGAAGCAATAGAGATAAGGTTGATTATTTAACTTGGATCAATCAAGATCATATAATACCAACTGAAGGAGACGTACAAGACTATGAATTTATCAAGCAAAAAATAAGAGAGTTAGGATCTAAATATAGAATACAATCTATAGCTTACGATCGATGGAATGCCTCGCAACTTGTGATTGATCTTATGAACAATGAAGGAGTAAATATGAGCCCTTTCGGTCAAGGTTTTGTTAGTATGTCAGCCCCTACAAAAGAATTTGAAAAATTGGTATTAAGCAAACAATTAATGCATAATAACAATCCGGTAATGAATTGGATGCTATCTAATGTTGCAATCCAAGAAGATCCGGCCGGTAATATCAAAGTAGCTAAAAATCGGTCTAGAGAAAAAGTTGATGGTATAGTTGCTACTATAATGGCACTTGGTGAGTATATGACGGCTGACGGAGTTGATAGCGTTTATGATAATCGTGGCTTATTAATCTTATGAAAAATACTGAAATCATAGCTTTATTAAACCCCGATGGATTCGATAAAAGATTTTGGAAAAATACAACTAAATATAAAACATATAAAGAGGCATATGAAAAGCTTGAAGAAGAATATGAATTACATTTTGGTAAGAGGAGATATTCCGATTATAATAGCTTTCGAGTATGTCGCAATAGAAGAATAAAGAAATGTAACTGAGTTACACTCTAATTATTAAATTCTAATTATTATTGTAAAAAATATTTTAATCTTTGGGCTTAATAGATAACATTAGAACTTTATTTACTGGTAATAGTTCTAAGAAGATAGATAAAAGAGGAATTAGTTTAAATACAATATTCCCTGATGCTGATGTTTTTGATTCTGATAAAGCATTAACTTTAACATCAGTTTGGAATGCAATCAGATTACTTTCTGAAAGCGTTTCATCTTTACCAATAACAGTTTACAGAAAAGAAAATAATGGTGATAAAGTTGAAGATATAAACCATAGAATCTACAATCTTATAAAATTTAAACCAAATAACTTTCAAAATAAAATAACATTTTTTGAATATATTATGTATTCAATCTTAACAGATGGTAATGCTTATGTTCAAATCATTAGAGATAACTCAGCTAATCCAGTTCAGTTATTACCAATGAATCCTGATTATGTTAATATTTTTATAAAAGATAATGAGTTATTTTATCAGAAAGATGGTGGACCAGCTTTAGATTCCTCTGATGTTTTACATATTAAACTAATAACAGATGATGGCATTGAAGGATTATCTCCTATTGATCAATGTGCTAAAGCAATAAATTGGAGTTTATCAATGGAAGAGTTTGGAAGTACATTCTTTAAGAATGGAGCAAAACCAAGCTCAGTATTATCAACTGATAGAGCATTAAGTGAAACAGCAATTGAAAGATTAAAAAATAGTTTTAATAGTTCTTATGCAAAACTTAAAAGCTCAAACTCAACTATTATTCTTGAAGAGGGATTATCATTCAAGCCAATTTCAATATCACCAGAGCAAGCTCAGTTCTTAGCATCAAGACAATTTGGAATTGAAGAGATAGCAAGGATATTTAATATTCCACCTCACATGCTAAAAGATTTATCTAAATCAAGTTTTAATAATATAGAAATGCAATCTCAAGAATATGTTACTTATACATTAATGCCATATCTAACAAGGATAGAGCAAGAGATGAATCTAAAACTATTTAGAACTAATGAACTTGGAAAGACATTTGTTGAATTTAATGTCAATGGATTACTTAGAGGAGATGTTAAAACAAGGAATGAAGCTTATAAAACTGCAATACAAAATGGTTATATGAGTATCAATGAAGTTAGACAAAAAGAAAATTTAAACTCAATAGAGGGTGGAGATCAACATTTTATTCAAATGAATATGACAACAATTGAAAATATAGGAGATGCCAGCTTATAAATGTGATAATGGTAAATATAGATGGGGTTCTACTGGCTCATGTAAATATGATTCAAAGCAACAAGCTGAAGATGATAATAAAGATTATTACAGAAATATAACAATAGTATCTGGCTCACCTTGTTCAGGAAAAAATACTTATGTAAGAAACAATAAAAAAAGAGGTGATATTGTTTGGGACTTTGATAAAATTCATTCAGCATTAACTGATGAATCAACACACAATCATATTGAGCAAGTGAGAAAATATATCTTCTCAATGAGAGATACTTTTTATAATGACTTAGAAAACGAAAAGGATTTAAGAGTTTGGATTATAAATTCATCACCAATAAGAAGTGTAAGAAATGAATTAGCTAAAAGGTTAAATGCTAATATTGTTTATCTTAAAAGAACTAAGGAGGAATGTTTAAGAGTAGCTGAGAATGAAAGACCAGAGGAATGGAAAGGTTATATTGAAAACTACTTTGAAAGATTTGAAGATATTGAAGACAATGAAAATATTAATATTATTGAAGTTAAGGCATTAAGTGATATTGATTTAACACCAACTCAAGGAATGATTGATGAAGCAAAGAAAGGGCTTGAGTGGAGAAAACAATTTGGAAGAGGTGGGACTGAGGTTGGAATTCGCACAGCAAGAATGATTATAAACAATGAACTAACTCCAGATAGAGTAACAAGAATGTTTAGTTTTCATTCAAGGCATCAAGTAGACAAAGAGGCGGAGGGCTACAACTCAGGAGAAAAGGGCTACCCATCAAATGGGAGAATCGCAATAGCTCTATGGGGAGGTGATGCTGGATTTGCTTTTAGTGAAAGGAAAAGAGAAAAGATAGTAGAGGAGGAAGAAAAAAGGGTTAGTGCTAAAATAAAAACAGCATTAGAGAATAAAAGAGATGAGCATAATAAAGAAATTAAAGAGCTTAGTTTGGATTGGGATGGCTCTGTTACTTTACCAATGTTGGAAAAGGTATTTGATAGAGGGGTTGGGGCTTACAATACTAATCCTCAATCAGTAAGGCCAACAGTTAAATCACCTGAGCAGTGGGCCCTTGCCCGTACAAATTCGTTCCTTTATGCTATGAAAAAAGGTAAATTTAGAAGCGGTAAGCATGATACTGATTTGCTACCAAGTAATCATCCAGTTAAAAAAGAAATGGAAGAAAAAAATTTAGATATGAATATAGATTGTAATGATTGTTTTAGAAACAAAAGAGAATTAGTAGGTACAATGATAACAGATGGAATTGAGATGCCTTTGTTTAGTACAAAAGAGGAAGCTGAGAAAATGGCTGAAGAAATGGGGGGAAGTGGTTCTCATATCCATACTTTAGATGGTGAGGAGTTTTTTATGCCATTTGATTCACATGAACAAATAATGATGGTAATGTCAGGTGATGGAGAGATGGAAGAAAATGCTTATAAGAAAAAAATGAAAAAAGATGAAGATGAAGAGGAAAAGTCTTTTAGAAATAATAATCCTAATGTAGAAAAAAGAACATTCAATCTTGAAAGTAAAATTGAAACAAGAGAGGTTGATGGTAAAGAAAGAAATATTGTTGTTGGTTATGGTAGTGTTTATAATTCAAGAAGTGAGAATCTTGGTGGCTTTTACGAGTATATCTCAGAGGGTGCTTTTACTGATGAACTAATAAATTCATCTGATGTTAGAGCATTAATTAACCATGATCCAAATTTAATACTTGCAAGAAGCAAGAATGGTGAGGGAACTCTAAAACTAAAAGCAGATGCTAAGGGATTGAGATATGAGTTTGAAATGCCAGATACATCTTATGCA